AAGGCTTTACAATCAACGAAGGCGGGAACGATGCAACGCAACGTGCCATTATGGATGTACACAACGACAACCTACAGCATTCAAAGATGTTGACCGACCGGACAGTGATCGATTGCGTTGTATATACGATCTGGCTTTGGCGGCAAGGGAATGTACTAGCAGGAACTGCACGAGGTATTAGCCATGTAGCTGATGCTCTAATACCAGATTATGATATCATTTTCTATGTAAAACCAGAATTCGATATTGAGGATGACGGTGTTAGATCTGCAAGCGTTGCATTCAGAGATGAAATTGCCGCGCTATTCGAAGAAGTAATTACCGAGAAAAACCTACAACTTGTCCCGCTAACTGGTTCACGTGAAGAGCGTGTTCAACAAGTTCTCACCGCAGTAAAGGACAAACAACAATAATGAAGACATTTCACGAAGCTCCTATCTACTATATGGATCTTGTCGACCGCCTGACAGATGGTACATATTTTCTTGTACACCTGTTTGAAGATAATGAAGATTATCTAGAACGAGCTATGTCAGTCTCAAGAGACCGGCATGTAATACTCGACAATTCTGTATTTGAACTTGAGACTGAATTCGATTCTAACCGATTTGCTCATTGGATCGATCTAACTCGTCCGACAGAATACATTATTCCTGACAAACTCGAAGATCGAGATAAGACAATCCAGAATGTTATTGATTGGAACAATGAGTTTAAATCTAACGTTCCCGGAAAGTCTATTGGGGTTATTCAAGGAAAGTCATATCAGGAAATCGTTGACTGCTATAAGGCTATTGAACCCCTAGTAGATAAAGTCGCTATATCATTCGACTATAGTTGCTATAAACAAATCGCGTACGCCTGGGGGGGTATAGATAAGCTAGAGTTATGGATGCATGGACGCCGTGCGCTATTATCTAGGTTATTGCAAGATGGTATTATCAATACAAATAAGCCACATCACCTCCTCGGCGGGTCATTAGTTAATGAATGGAGATCATATATCGGATACTCGTGGATTGAATCTGTTGATACGTCCAGCCCGATAATGTGGGCTATGGAAAAGAAGCTTTATACTGGAGAAGTATATAAGCCAGCTGCAAAACTCTTTACTCTAATCGATTTTGAACCATCTTCAATCGACGAAGACTTAGATATCACTAACAAGATGGTACAAAATATCGCAACATTTAGAAAGACGTGTAATGGCTAAGAGACCTTCAACAGTAAAAATCGAACAAGAAACTATAACAGATAAAGTAGAAGGCACTCTACTTGGGCAACGAGTATCTGCTCCAACAACCTATTCGCCGGAAATTCTAGTACGAGTACCTCGTGAAGAAAATCGTAAGGATTATGGTATTACTACTACAGAAATGCACGGGTACGATGACTGGTATGCGTATGAGTGTTCAACAGTTACAACCAAAGGCGTACCAGTATACTTCGGACTTATTATTCGATATGATTCTATGTCGCAGTTTATCGTTGAATCAAAATCGTTAAAGCTCTATCTAAACTCATTCAATATGGAATCACTTGCAGATACAGTTAAGGGTGCCATGCAAGAGTATCTACGCCGCGTAGAAGTAGATCTAGCGCATCTGCTCGAAACAACTATTCAACTAGTAGTGTTTGAAGAAGGTAGTACCTTTAGTGCTATTACAGATGCAGACGATCTAGGTAAAATTGTAGACCTTGATAATATCGAGATTACAGAGTATAATGAGAGTCCAGATATACTCCAAGTGTATGATACACCAACAGACGTATTTTGGAAGTTCTCTGGTATTCGTTCAAACTGCAAAATTACAAACCAACCTGATTGGGCGACCGCGTATATCCGCATTAGAGGAAATAAAGTACCGGTACCAGAAGCGTTGGTTAAGTACCTAGTATCATTTAGAAACGAAAGCCACTTCCACGAGGAATGTTGTGAAATGATCTTCAAGCGTCTGTTTGATATCTTACAACCCGATGTACTTTGGGTTCGCCTGAACTACACCCGCCGCGGTGGAATTGACATCAACCCAACCCGATTCACTACGAATGTGAAGGATACAGTGCCTAGCAGCAGAACGGTATATCAATAATGGCTACAACAGAAGACAAGATCAGACCAAAGCATTATCCAGAAGGCCCTATGGAGCCTATTAACATTATAGATTTTTATAATCTAAACTTTAACGCTGGTAATGTGATCAAGTATGCGCTTCGCTCAGGGCTAAAATCTGGTGAAGAACCAGTAGACGATTGGGGTAAAGCAGCCTACTACGCCACTCGTGAGTTTAAACGTCTTAAGGCTCTCAAGGATGCGATTAATGACAAGTTACCTGGATAGATTACCTGATACTTCTAAAGGTGCTGTTGTAGTTTTATCTGGAGGACTGGATTCGACTATCGTTATGCGACTATGTGTTGAAAAGTATGGTGCGGATAATGTTCGAGCCGTTACTTTTGACTATGGTCAGAAACAACGAGTGGAAATTGAACGAGCAGCCGCATCAACTACTAAGCTTGGTGTCGTACATAAAATATTTGACTTATCTATACTTAACGAAATAAGTCAAGGGTTTAGTGCAAATGTTGACGCTGATATTGAGATGCCTACAATTGAAGATGTTCTCGGGGATCCACGACCTCCCACATACGTTCCAAATCGCAATATGATTTTAATGTCGTTATGTGCTGCTTATGCAGAAACACAAGACATTAATACTATCGTAATGGGGTTACAAGTACACGACGAATATGGGTACCATGACACTACACAAAAGTTTGTTGACAAAATAAACTCAGCGTTATCTGAAAATCGTAACATCAAAGTTAAAGTGTTATGTCCCTTCGTTGATCTTTCAAAGTTAGATGAGCTAAACCTATTAAATGAACTCGACGGCAATCTCGAACTACTTAAAGATACCATCACGTGTTACAATCCTGATGTATTAGGTAGATCGTGTGGTGTGGGGAACCCTACAAGGGATTGTCCTTCATGTTCTGAACGATTAGCAGCTTTTGCTAAATTTGGAGTTAAAGATCCAATTGAGTATCAGAGATAAACAACGCTTTAATTACGCGTGCAATAATACTTTTGAGCAGTTTCGTGCACCTGATGGATTTTTTCATATAGTATATGCTACTATACATCATCCGACAGGAAAATTTTACTATGGTAAACATTCTACAAAAAACTACTACGATGGGTATTTTGGTTCAGGTACATTACTTAAACATGCGGTTAACAAATATGGCATAAATCAGTTTTATCGAAAGACCTTAGGTTGGTTTAATGATACAAAATCTATGATGCAATATGAACAAGAGCTATTAGATCGTGCCGTTGGTTTAAAATTATGCTATAATATATCACGAACCGCTAGTGGTGGAAACACCGCCAATTATGAAAACCGTATATGTATAATTACCAACGAGCAAAAGCGAAAGATATCTGAAGCTAATACTGGAAGAAAACGTCCAGACGTATCGAAACGTTTATCATTATCAGATAATGGGTTTAGTGATTATTGGGTTGGTCGAACAAGAACGGCTGAAGATAAAGAGCGCAAGAGTGCTAAAGCAAAATTAAATATCGCTTCAGGAGTAAACCCATTCGCCCAAAAGATACAATGTCCTCATTGCGATAAGCAAGTAGATAGAGGAAATGCTAATCGATGGCATTTTAATAAATGTAAATTTAAAAAGGAACAATAAAATGATTATAGCAGGAAAAATAAACTCAGAGTATACCGGGACGATTGTGTATCATTCCGCATCAGGTACACATATCAAAAGTGTCAATGAGGTAGTTACATCACTTGTCGCTAAATATCCATACGCTAGCGTAATAGGAATTCACGGCAACCGTGAATGTGACGAGATTGAGTTCTTAAACATAACCTAATGTGCTCAATAATTGCGTCTTTTTCAGCTGAAAAGTTTAAAGAACTATATGCACTCAATGCGTATAGGGGAACTCTCACGAGTTCGTTTACTGTGCTTGATGAAGACTCAGAGGTAGTAACTCTAAACAGATTCGATGACCCTGATAAAATGTTCAAGGTAATCGAATCTTCTATCTTTGACGGAGACACAGGTTGTTACTTTGTAGGACATAGCCAAGCCCCCACAACCGCGAACTCAGGCATCCATCCAGCCGAAGAAGGCGCCGCACTACTCTGGCATAACGGTATAGTTAAAGAGTCAGATATAACAGCTTGGAATACGAGACTCAATACAAACTTTGTATGGGACACAGAATTAATTCTACACCTCTACAACCTGTATGGGTTTTCGATTCTATCTTCTATAGATGGTTCGTTCGCCTGTATTATGCATGAACACAACAATTTGTTTGTTTTTCGTAACGCGCTCGCTCCATTATTCTATGACAAACAACTAAATATATCGTCCACGAAGTTCGTCGGTGCAAAACCGCTACCGGCAGATACTGTGTTTAAGATTAACATACATACTCGTGAGATCACAGACTGGAACATCCCATTCATAACAAAAAATAATCCATATTCAATATAGGACATATTATGATAATTAGCCCAACAAAGGCACTCGAAGAAGGCTGGATTTTTGGTGAAGATATCTGCAAAGATTCTATCCAGCCAAATGGAATTGATTTTAAACTCGACCGTATTTTCCGCTTAGATACAACACCATTCACGCTACGTAGAGATTCAAAAATTAATCGTAAAACGTACGAGGTAATGCCTCAGGAAGTTTTTACGTTGGAAAAGAATTCTCAGTATGATATACTGACGAATCTAAAAGTAAAACTACCCGCAGATATCGCAGCCACATGCATTATACGAAGTTCACTATCGCGTAACGGGGTACTACTCGGAAACGGGTTATATGATTCCGGTTATGAAGGAACAGTAGGCACTGTTATACATACTCCCGGCGTTAGAGTAATGCTTGAACAAGGCGTTCGCATCGGTCAATTAGTAATACATAGTGCTCAATCAGCATACAAATACAACGGCCAGTATCAAGGTAATATGGATTACTGGAAAGATGAAAAAGGAATAAAATGCAAATAGAAGTACCGATTGAGCAGCTAAGAGAGCGTAAACTTTTTGTTTGTACACCTATGTACGCTGGTCAATGCTTCGGTAGTTATACTCAATCAATGATTAATCTAGCGATCAAATGTGTACAGTATGGTATCGCTATGCAGGTATATTACTTGTTCAATGAGAGCCTTATTACTAGAGCAAGATCGTATTGTGTCGATGCTTTCCTACGGTCGGACTGCACTCACATGATCTTTATCGACTCCGACATTGCATTTGAAGCAGATGCTGTATTGACTTTGTTAGCGCTACAATCAGATGAATCGCCTTATGATGTAATTGCAGGTCCATACCCTAAGAAGAGTATTTCCTGGGAGAAAATTAAAGCAGCTGTAGATAAGGGAGCCGCTGATACTGATCCGAATAACCTAAGCAATTACGTTGGCGATTTCGTATTCAACCTCATACCAGGTCAAACTGTAATGAAGCTAGATGAACCAGTTGAGGTTCTCGAGACTGGCACTGGGTTTATGATGATACGGCGTAAGACGTTTGAAGATTTTGCGAGCAAATATCCGGAGCTATTATTCAAACCAGATCACGTAAGAACTGAAGGTTTAGACGGTTCTAGAGAGATTATGATGTGCTTTGATACTATAATAGATCCAGTGACAAAGCGATACCTTTCCGAGGATTATATGTTTTGCCAGTTTGTTCGCAATATGGGCGGACGCGTATGGGTTGCTCCATGGTTGCAACTACAACATACTGGTACGTTTGTATTCGGAGGTACATTGCAACATTTATCATCCGTAGGGGCTTCCGCGACTGCTGATGTCAGTAAGATTCGCCCGACCCCTAGAAAAGTAAAGACGATTACATAATGAAGCTAAGTATTGATACTATCAACATACTGAAGTACTTTAGTAGTATTACACCAAATATTCTTATTAGTCCTGGTTCAGATCTTAGTACTATGACACTAAATAAAAATATAGTCGCTGTCGCAACAGTACTAGAAGATTTTCCGCAGGAGTTTGGAGTATATAATCTACCGGAGTTTCTAAACGTTGTGTCTCTTTTCAAAGATCCTGAACTCCTATTTCTTGGGGGAAAAAAGGCTCAAATAAAAGAGGGTCGAGCTGTTATAGGTTATACGTTCGCGGAGCCTGCTCTGATGACAAAAGCTCCCGCGAAGGGGCTCAAGGCTGGAGATGAAGTCGCCACCTTTGAGCTTAAAGCTGATCAACTTACTAGTCTACAAAAGGCTATGTCAATTCTCAATCTACAGGATGTTATAATTGAAGGAATTGGCGGTAAGCTATATCTGAAGGGGACGGATTTAAAATCATCGTCCAGTTCAGGGTACGAGTATGAGCTAGGAGATGCTGACAGTGATTTCAGCGCTATTATCAAAGAAGAATATCTAAGACTAATGCCAGGTACTCACAATGTAGCTGTTACAGAAAGATATGTACGATTCAATCATATCGAAAAGAATGTCACCACCTGGATTGGTGTTGATGCTAAATCTAAATTTTAAAAGGAAACAAGATGACAAAAGCAAAAGCAACTGAAAATACCGAGACGGGAGCTGAAGAAGTTCAAGAAGTAGAGCGTGATGTGCCTCGTGCTGAGCTGTACTTCGCTACTGTTCGTCTCATCGATATGATGACGAAGCGTGGAACGGTAGAAGGCGGCGAACTACTAACCGTAGGAACTATCCGTCAACGATATGTTGATTGGCTCGTAGAGCAAGGTTTTGTAAATACAGAACAACCACAACAACCACCACAATAACAAAAAAGAAGGATTTTAATAGATCCTTCTTTTTTTAACTGCGGAGGCAGCTGAAAGTTTAGTTTCAATTGCCTCCATCGACTTGGCATGGTCGTGGCCGAAATGCTCATTATACTCACCTTGTTCAGCTGGGGCTGCGAACCCGTATTCGGATTGTTTGCTATATTTATGTTTAATATGGTCCTCTTTTACTCGATGTGTTAAAATATGATCAAAGACTTTTTTATCATTCGTTCGCCGCACAACGGCCCCTAGTACTCTATAGTCTAGGTCGTTTTTCAAAATATCATGATGCTTACCCTGTCGGGCCAGGGCAGCTCGTACATTGCTGTTCGGGTGGCGTGCGTATTCTGTGGTATCAGTAGGTTCTGTAAACGTTACAATTTTATGAGCATCCCAGTTGTTAAAACTATGAGCATTTGGATCACGCAACATTTGGTGTTTTATTTGATCGGAACCGTACGCTATTAATCCCTGCATATGCCCTGTATTATTATTACCGTGAGGTAAATGTACCAACATCTTTTGATGTAACTCATGGGTACCGTGTTGTGCTAAGTTACTACCTATCCCGTAATTCATACCAGCTTTTTTATTAATGAAATGATCAACTATCATATGCCGTTGCGACTCATTTCCGTATTTGGAAATATGCTGTATAACAGCCTCTTTCCGTTCGGCGACGGCATGGCCGCTTGTAGCGAATACATCACCATATGCGTGTTCTACTCCTCGTAAATGACGCTTTACCATATCGTCTGTAATTTTTGGAGCAATAACTGATGATTCTAAATCTCCATCGTGGTACGATCCAGCTGCTTTATGATACAGCTGTTCTTCTTTTAGCGGAAAATGTTCCGCCGCCCACCCGTGAACTGTATGCTCGAACGATGAAGCAGATGTTCCATATTGCGAATCATCTGGACGAAGAATGTGATGTGTTTTATCTTCATTGCTATATGGCTTCAAAGCAATTCTAGCAACGGGGTTCTTAACGTCATCATCCCCCTTTTGAGTTAGATATGCTACGTGTGTTCCATTTTTTAGTTCTTTGTGTAGATAATGTTTATGTTCCCCGTCCACCATACTCATACAGGATGTCCATCCACGGTTCGTTGACATGCCCGCTACATCATATGGATGCCGTGAAATTACAACTTGTAGGTTGCCGTGTAGTTTAGCCGCTGCTCTAGCGGGGTCTGTATTGAAGTGGTGTGCAAGGCTAGGGTGTGCGTTCGTTTGTACCAGCGCTTTACCGAGCTTCATAATACGCTTATATTTGTCTTTTACATACCCACCAGCATAGTCGTGAACTTCTATTCCGTGTGTGTCGAAGTGGTTTTTGATAAGGTCAGGAGTACGTATATTTGTATCAGCGGGATCGTCTAGCGGAATTGTGATACGGTCATGCCCTGCTGGAATTACATGCTTAGATATGTCGACCGCGTTCGCAGTCTTCTTCCAACTATTAACGTGTTTCTTTTGCGTTGCGGTTAGATCTTCTACGATTATGTTGGTCATGATTATCCTTTTTATATATTTATGGCTTGCATTGATCACGGAATGCCGCTATAAACGAGGACAAATGAGGAAAGATAACATGCAACTCCCCTGGTCAATGCCTGTTGAGATTAAAGATGCTGTAATGTCATGGGCAAAAGCTACGAAGTCGCCTTATTCGCAATCATATTACAACCTAGCGCCTGGTGAAAAGGATTGGGGTAAAACTCCGATTGGTTCTCTCCGGGCATCAGATCATTGGAACTTCGTTGCAAAACAGAGTCGGCATTGCCATACATTAGTTCGCCCAGTTCCTCCAAGAACCTGGTCTATCGGTCAATGGAATGGTGATTGCTATGTTATTCTTATGTCGATTCCGTTCGTGAAATTGTATAATATTACTGAAAGTGAGATTCGTACTCTTCCCAAGAACGTACTTAGAGCGTATGAGAAAGTTATTAACAAACGAAGGAAAATGTATCATGCAAGTACCTGAAAGCCTAAACTGGACCCTTGATGCATCCCGCCAGGAACCTCCGTTGACTACATACAATATTATGCGATGTGCAGATGCTAATTTTGCAGGCCAGCCTCATTATCTTGTGGGAACTGTGCGCGCTCGTACAGACACAGAGGCTCATATGAAGATGATTTCAGTTGTCGCCTTCGGTCAGCCAGGCTACTTCTACGTAGTCCAAGTAGTTAATATCGAAGACGTGTTCATCGTTCGAGGTCAGTGATTTATACGAGATATGTTGAATAATTCAGTTGACGTTTAACATATTCGAGACTATAGGTGTTTATCAATTAGGAGATATGACATGTATTTTGAATTTAACAAAGACGGTAAGTGGTTCCTCCGCAACGACAAAGGCCAGCTGAAGAGCCGCTTTTACGACACCTTTGCTGAACTCATGGTAGGGGGTACCTGGTAGGATGGCCCCTATTCAGGTTGGGTTGATAACCTATGTAATTGTGGTAATTATCACAATTGCCTTGGCTATTGGAGCTGCAATTGCAGGGCTTGTGCTACATGCTGGGGCGTTCGCGCTCGGGTGTATTTTTATGTTTCTTGTATCGACTGTTCGATATAACGGGCAATCACTTATTGGAGGACGAGACTAATGGCACTAACAGAAAATGGTGTGTACTTGCTTGTAACTGAATCTGTTTCAGAACTTGCTGCGAACGTGTATACAACCCAAAGTCAGCTTGATGTATCATTTGCACATGACTACGATGTTGCATATGCAAATGGTGATGCGGATGCTTTAAAAGCCGTGCATACCCGAATCGCAGGATATGGCGCCGAAATTCTTAATATCGATGTTGAAGAATATCTGAAGCTTTGGGCTGAAGCCGTTCAAGCAATCGAAAACTACTGGGCAATTCCCGAAGCGTTTCGTGATGCAGAGAGGTTTGAGACTTAAACAGTTGATATCCTCTCTAAAAAGAGCTATATTAAACAAATGGAAAACATCTGCATTCACTTCGTAGGGTTTAAAGGCGACGAGTACCATCGCGCTATCCGTGTTTTCGGAAAGCCCGATTATGTGCATCGTCAGCACGACGGTCGCGCTGTGTCGATGTTCCTGCCTGGAGATGTAGTTATCTGCGCGAACGGTGCAGATACGCAGATAATTTCAAAGTATTCATTTGATGATAGTGGAGTAATGTGATAAATAAACTATCATAGGTCATTAGCTCAGTTGGGAGAGCGCTGGACTCTTAATCCGGATGTCCTCGGTTCGAACCCGAGATGACCTACCAAAATAACGGCCTATGTCAGAATGGTTATTGAACTCCGCTCATAACGGAGCGTCGCAAGACACTGTAGGTTCGAATCCTACTGGGCCGACCATTTTTTATAATGAGGGATACCATGAAATATACACATAAAATCGTATCGGACTCGTTTAAGTACTTAACTTATATTGAACAAAAACTCGACGAATTGAGTGGCGACGGCTGGGAGGTGTTTCAAGTTGTTCGCGGGAAACCTAGCTTACACAGCGACCTCTATCCTGTAGAAATTTATTGTAGACGGAAGCTACCCCATTAATAATATGCTCTCTTGGCGAAGTTGGTAGACGCGACGGACTTAAAATCCGTTCCCTTCGGGGGTTCCGGTTCGATCCCGGAAGAGAGCACCAAAGATAAAGAATATGCAAGAATATAAAGTACAAGTAAAGGGCAGTTGTTCCGATGAGTATGTTTACTTAGCGTGTGAAACTGCCCGTAAAGCAGTAGATTTAGAACCGGATGATATCAAATTAGTTGTACTCGTCGTAGATCGAGTAATTAATTTCATATTAGCTAAACCGGAAGCTAAATAGAATACTTAATTATGCCTTACTGGGGAAATTGGTAAACCCAGGGGCTTCAAAAGCCTCCGCGAAAGCTTCTCGGTTCGAGGCCGAGGTAAGGTACCATTTTAACAGTTGCACCTTTTCTTAAAATAGACTATAACTAGTCATCA